ATCGACCAGAGAACTCTGAAGAAAGATGCCAAGATTGCATTTGAACAAAAGAAGATGGAACTGGCAGGTCAAATGGAATCTTCCAGACTTATCATCGAAGGAAATAAAGAAGCAGACACACTTGCAAAAGAGAAAGTTGCGGGCCTGAAGTCTGAAAAAGATGCACTCAAATCAAGAGACGATGAACTCGTTGCAATGCTTGAAGAAGATAAAGCAAGTCTTGAAGCATATAGTGAACAGAAGAAAGATTTACTTGTAGAAGAAACCAATGTTCAGGAAGAGATTAAGGCTGGTTTAGAGAAAGCAAAAGAAGACCAGTTATCAGGTCTTACTGACTTCTCTGAAGGAATCAAAGGTCTTACAGGTTTCGATATTATGGGTGCATTCGATGACGGTGTTAAGATGTTTAATAATCTTAAAAAAGTCGGAGAAGGACTAGGTAAGTTTGTTCAACCTATGATAGGTGGTCTGAAAACTGTTGGAAGAAGTCTAATGACCGCAGCGACATCTCTATACGCGGCAATTGCACCATTCTTGGCAGGAGCTGCGGCGTTTATAGGTGGTTTATTAGTTACTGCAGGTGGTATGTTATTAGCAGCGGCACCATATGTTCTTGCAGGTCTAGCTATCGTTGGTTTAGTCATGGCAGGTATGAAACTGTATGAAGAGTCTGAAGGATTCAAAGCAGCGGTTGATACAGTTATAGATTATTTCATAAACATCAAAGATTCAATCTTTACAATATTCGGTGGTTTCTTTGACTTCTGGAAAGGTCTATTCACAGGAGACTTCGACTTAATGTTCGGTGGTCTTAAAGATATGTTTGGTGGTATTTGGGATTTAATTAAGGCACCATTCAAAGCAATCGGTGATTTCTTTAGAAATGTATTTGGTATTGATATTGGTAAATTCATTAAAGATATGGCCATGAAAATTCTACCAGATTGGGCAGTTAAGTTAATCTTTGGAAGTGGAAACGAAGCACCAGAAATGACTGAAGAAGAACAAGAGGCAGGTCAACAAGGTGCCGAAGATTCAGGACTTTATACTAAGAGAGGTTTAAGAAGTTCACTCGTCAACATGGATATGGTTGCAACTGCACCTACAAATCAATTAGAGGCAATACTCAATGACGATGATATATCAGACGAGTCATACGAGGCAATTCAAAGAGAACTTGACAATAGAAAAGGAATCATAGCAGATTACCAAGAAGTATCAGCAGCTATGGCCGCTGGTCAACAAAATCTTGCAGATGGTACCGATACATCTTTAGCTATGGAAATGTTAGAAGATGAAATTGCAATGAGAGGTGGTGCAATTGACCAAGCAACAATTGATGCAAGACCTGGACAAGCACCTGCAGGTGGTGAAACAATTGTTCAACAAAACAACAACAACAATTCAAGCACAAATATAATGAATGATACCAATTCAGCAAGAGACGAGAATGACCGTTACTATTCTGAATTAGGTGTTATCTAATTTATACTTTAATTTTCTAGGAATAACTTTCGTTTTATCTTTATGCACCTGAGTAGATGCATGTGAAGGAGTTTGTTTACGAGACTTCAACTCTGGTTTTTTCTTACCAAAGATTCTCTCCCAATTATCAGCATAGAGATTTTCGTCTGAGTTCCTTCTTTTAGAACCCTTACCACCATGCCAATTGCTCATCAGACTCTTCTATAACCTTTGGTCGCCGCCCTCTTAGCATCGAGTTTCTTTCTTCTTTTGATTTGCTGATTCTTTTCGTTTTTGAGAGTATTAGGTTTAATGTGATATTGTCTATCTCTAACCTCTTGCACTATACCTGCTCTCTCACATTGTTTTTTGAATCTGCGTAACATTCTATCGAAAGGTTCTTCTTGTCGATTCTTAGGGTTAATTTTCGGTCTCACTTCTGGCATAATTCTCCTGATTAAAAGTGTATAGTCGCCCCACGCTTTACAGCAACCCGCTCTATACCGATTATTCCGCAGTTAGCAAATAATCTTTCCCTTACTTGGTGCCCCCTTTTCATATCCACGGTCCAAGTCTGCCCTTGCTCTTCATCACTAACACATAAAGTAGACACAAGGGCACCCAATACAAAGATTAGCTATCCTCTGCTAATCTTTTGAAGTAATCCATCGCTTCTTCACCATCGCTTGACTGTTCTGATGTTGAATCTGCTGATGCGATTACAGGTTCATCTGCAACACTTTCAGTATTTACATTTGACCATGGCACTTCTTCCTGGTCTTCTGCAATACTTTCTGCCGTGCTACTTGATACTGCACCTGATAGACCTAATACTCTATCAAGTTTCTCTTTCAACTCTTCGTAAGCTTTGAACTCACTTGGAGCGATTACTTCATTTAAGGAATGAACTTGACTAAACACGGTGTTTAGTTTAGCTTCATCTTCAAACAGAGGTGATGTAGAATCGAACTCTGATTTATCATAGTTCCAATAACCATCGACTTTTCTGATTTTGATTTTGAAGTTAGCACCCTCTCTTAAATCGAAAGGATTAATTGCCTGTTCATCTTCAAACGCTGGTGAGATTGCCTCTTTGAGTTGTTCAAAGATTTTCTTACCATATCTGTATTTGAAGACTTTTCCTTCGTTGTCGGGATTCTTAGGGTCTGAAACAACATAGACATTTGAAACATAGTGCAATCTGCGTTTCTGTTTTCTTGCCTGTTCTTTGTTTGCCTCAATACCTGAATTCCACAATGTAGTATTGTATTCACTTACAGGGTCTTTTTTATTGAGAGTAGTCAAAGACTTCTCAATATACCAACCTCCAGGTCCTTGAAAACCATGGTCCCAATATGAAACCCACGGCATTTCTTCTCCCTCAGGTGTTGGTAAAAAACGAACAACTGCGTAACCGTTACCAGATTTATCTAGTTCTGGTTTCCACATCGTATCGTCTGAGTAGGATTTTTTCTCACCTTGATTAGGTGATGCAGACTCCATAGCCTGTCTTAGTTTATCTAATGATGCTGACATTGTATTCTCCTATTGTATTAACATTGTATCGCATTGTATTAATCAGTTACAAACCTATGCAACTGATAGTCCATTATATGACTTATTTACTTTCCTGTAAAGGGGTTTTTCAATAAATCTTATAATGTTCTGAGTATATTTATACCCAAAATCATTGTTAGGATTATTTTTTTTATACATAACTATGTTCTGGTTTTAAGAACACCGCTATTACCTGCATAAATCTAATAACACCTCTTTATACTTCACTCGGTCGAATTCGATGAATGACTTATATTTGTTTATCTTGGTATGAATCTCTGGATAGACGATTCGTTCTGTAATGAGTTTGTCCCAATCTTTAGTAAAACCTATAATCTCATCCATTATACAGATAGTCTCTAAAGATACTTTCTTTGCCATAAACTCCTTTAAAAGAATAGGGTGTTGACCGTTCTTAACTTCCAACACCTTTTGTATATCCTTTTTACTGAGTAAATCATTTACTTCAGTTTCGAATAGATAAGATAACTTTTGATTATTCTTCTTCCATTCTTTGTAAACTTTAACACACTCTTCATTTAATAAGTCTCCTGCCCACAAATCTTTTTTAGAAAGGTTTGCAATGTAGAAATCTTGTAGTTCATGTTTATGTGTTCTAAACAGTTTACCGAAATGATACTTATCCTTTCTTTTCAGAAAGGACTTTATATCTGCTTTTACTTTGCCATTATACTTAACAAAGTCATAGTCGTTAGAATAGAAGTGTAGTTTTATACCAAGGTATAAAGTGTATGCATCATATCCTTCACGACTAGTCATTAAGATGTTACAATCTTTGTTTCTTCTGGTGTTGCAACATCGATACCTGAGACTGCAGTTCTATGAGCTTCTGCAACATTCTCGTTGACTTCAGAAACAAAAACATAAGTCGATATCACCATTGATTCTGGATTTTCTTTTCCTGTTACTGCAACTCCTTTCGCAAATCCCATACCACCATTCGGTGCTTGAACAATCATTTTAGGATTTTTTAAAGTTAACGGTTCAGTCTTTGCAAGTTCCCCTACATATTCTCCAGTCATTGTTACTACTGTAACTATATCACCTTTTTTCATAAGTTCTCCTTATTTTTTACTGTCGAAGAAACCTGATAGAGTCCCTTGACTATTACTTCCACGATTTACCATATTCAAACCTGTCGCCTCTGCCTCTAACTTCTCCTTCAAAGGATTAGATAAGAGTCTTTTGGCACTCTCAGGTTCTAACATGTTCTCTTCACAAACTTTAAGTATTGCAGACATTACATCTGATTTACCATAACGGCAAAGTTTCTCTACTTTTTCTGTAAACTCTTTTTTACTAATCATTGTCTCTCCAATCTCTCAACCATTTACTACCGTCTCTCTCTGCATCTAAGAATATTGCATTCGTAAATGCTACAGGTAAAATGACTGCAACATGGACAATGATACTTGTAACGATTGAATAACCCAACCATCCCATATAAAAACTTGCAACGAATCCAAAGTAGATACTCCACATTGTAAACAAGACAAGTGTAAAATAAGTTTGTAGACTTGGGTCAGGAATGAATCTTAATGGATTGTATCTATTATCCATTACGAGTCTCCAACTATCTACTACAAACAATATAAATTTTCTAAACCATTTCATACGATTGGTGCTCCTTCATAATGTTCTAGGTCAAAGTTCTCAATCCAATCTTGCATAACTCTATAGTATGCGTAATATGTTGCACTATGACCATTCATATCCATACCTTGACCACCTTTATCACTAGGTGTTTCTAAGTATTCTATTAATGTCTCACACTCTTCTAAGTGTGCTTCAGTTAATTCGTCTTCACTTCCGATTTCAAGATACTCTAACATATGTTCATATGCATTATCGTATGCTTGTTGATGAATCCAATCATCACTCTTCCAAAAAATCTTACCCCAATTCCAATCCTGTTTTAGATTGAATTTGTTTTCATCATAAAA